GATATCAGACTCCTTCAAGAACTTCTTCATACCAACCTTTGGCAGTTTGCCGTTGGCGGTTGAAATCTTGTCACGAGACTTCAAAGGAACCGGAGAATCCACTGCCACGTAGTCAGCAGCTACGTAAGAGGTATCAACTGTGTCGGCTTCCCATTTGTTGTCGGTAGAATAAACGCGGCGAAGAATGGATGTATCCTTGTGGAGATACGTCATCTCGTTCTTGCGCTTACCGTTAATCTTCTCAATCAATGTCTTCAGGATTGGGAAGAAACTCAAGATATACTTAAGAAATAAAGAACTCTGTTGCATAAATCACCTCCTTAACCGATTGCATCGTGTCCCCACTGAAGAGTAGGAACGTCTGTTTTCAAAGCTGCCTTGATTGTATCGACAGGATAAGGGACAGCCTTATCATTAGCCTCACCTGCCGTCATAACACCTACATGAGGGGTATCTGCAGGAGCAGTTGTCATGCAGACACCTACATACTCGTGATTTTCCGGCAATGAAGCATAAGCCTCACCTGTTACCGGCATAGGCTTGTACTCGCCAGACTTGGTATCACGAATGATAATGTGTCCACACTGGATGAACTCTCCAGAGAAACCTGTCATGTCAAGAATGACACCACCCATGATGCCATTCACGTAATTTCTAATGATTACAGACTCCTTGCCTGAATCATACGTTTCTGTCTTGCTTACGCCATACATAACTTTTAAAATTTAAAGATTACATTGTTTCGGCAAGCTCATCAATCTCATTGTCCTTGATAACCTCAACCTCATCCTTCTTAGGCTTTCTCTGAGCCGCAGGAGCACCAAGTTTTCCGAGACCTTCGTTAGCACGCTCTTGATCGATAGCTGCCAAGTCCTCCACAACACTGTCGTAGAAATCATCGAACTCAGATTCGTTCTCGAACTTCATCTTGTCGAAATTCTTCAAGACAGTCTTTCCGAACGTACCTTTGTCCTTAAGGAGTGCCTTCAGCTTAGAACGGCGGCCATCATTCTCACGCTCTGACTTCAAACCGAGGATTTCGGTCTGCAAGGCTTTGTTCTGAGTAATGAGTGCCTGCGCCCATGCTGGGACCTGCTCATCTTTCTCTTTCTTCTGTTTGCGGATTGGTTTCTTGTTGCCGGCAGGGTCATCATCATCGTCATCGACCTCGTCGTCATCCAAGTCTTGACTATCCTTAAAACTCTGGATAGTACGCTGCGCGGTCTTTTGCGCAATCTTAAGATAAGGAAGAACCGCATTAACCTGCTTTTCAATCTCTGCGTTTACATCCTCGTCTGAGGCTTCTTCATCGAGTTCTAAGTTATTGGCAACATCGGCAGCAATACCCTCTAACTCCTCTCTACTGAACCCCAACGCCTTTGATTTGGGTTTCAGAATAACTAAAACTTGCTTCGTTCTTTTTTTCATTCTAACTAAATATTTAATTGAACAATAAAATTCAAGAAATATCCCAGTACGAAGCGATAGCAATAAGTAATGCTGCAAAATTATAAAAAAAGTATTTAATCACCAAATATATTGCAAGGAAATATACTTAATGATTAAATACTTTATGGTTACATATAAATATTAATCTGGATAATTGAGCTTATCCGGTCCAGCTGTGGATAGATATACAGAGAACATATCACATAGCTCTTTTGCTCCTTTTAAGTCGTTGAGCTTGTAATTACCGCATTCCACTTCCGATGCACCTGGAATCGTCTTTGATAGCGAACAAGCCTTGAAGGCTTCTACTATCATTTCCTTTATGAGCTTTGAAGTCCACGTACCTTTAAGGATAAGATAGAAACCTGTAAGACAACCCATCGGTCCAAAATACAGAACGGAATTGCTAAGAGGGCTATCATTGCGTAGGTAGTCCGCCATCAAATGCTCTATTGTGTGCGCGACAGCAGGTGACATCATATCTTTGTTTGGCTTGCACACGCGAATATCGAATGTGGTAGCAGTCTCCATGCCCCATTTATCTACTCTCGAAACATAAAGACCTGGCTCCAGTTTCGTATGATCAACTTTAAAACTTGGTATCATTCTCTAATAATTTACAAACAACACTAAATGCCTTTTCGGCAAGACTATCCCAAAAACCTGCATACTGCTCGGTCTGGTTCGGCTCCAGGGGATTATCGCTAATAACTCGGATGGACGTAAAACCAATACCCTTCTTGTAGCATACCTGCGCGAGGGCAGCAGACTCCATGTCAATAGCACATACGTTATAAGAATTAGGAAGAAACTCCTTAATTGCCAATACCTGCTCTCTCGTAGTGACAAACTTATCTCCCGAAGCTATTGTTCCTAATCGGAATCTTTCATCCATATCAATCCAGGAGAAATCAGAAGGAAAGACTGCCGGCATACCTTGAACTTGTCCATTGGCATTCGGCTCTCCGCAATATACATCGTGGTAACAGTACGAATTACCTATTACGACATTACCAGGTTTCAATCCTGCAACAGCAGCACCGGCGCATCCTACCGAGATAACTCTTGTAACTTTGCTGGACGTATTCGACGAAAGAAATTCTGTCAAGCAAGATGCCGCATTAACCTTGCCAATACCAGACTTGATTAAAGCTATGTTTTGAACATTTTTGTAGTCAAGCCAATTCTTTGCAATCCATTCGCTGATAAGGTCGTATTCCTTATCCATAGCGGTAACTATGACAATCATAGCGCACCTCCTTTCGTTAGCTTAAGCTTCTTGCAACGGTTGTAAATAGCGTTCTCGTCCACGCCAATCTTGGTAGCAATGGCTTTTACCGGGTACTTACCATACATTCTGCGAATGATGAAATCCTCGTCAGCAGTAAACACGTGGCTCTTGCTGATACCCATTTCCTTCATCTTTCGATGGATGGCCCAATAATTACGATTGAGCTGCTTTGCAATCTCCGTTGTCGTCATCACCAAAGCGTTAACCTTGATGAACTCAATCTCTTCTGCACTAAAATGTTTTCCTCTACTCATTATTTAATATTTGGGTTCGTTAAGCCGCCCAAGGCTTTCTTTCTCTTTCTGTTATATCTTCTGTTTGCAGCAATCCTTTCAGCGTTCTCTTTACGATAGACTTCCATTCTTGCTAATAAATGTTCCTTATGCTCCTGGTAGTACCTTTTATGGTATTCCCGGATATCTTCCTCACTTCTCGCCATGAACCTTGTCTTTTATAAGTTCGTACAGTGATGGGCTGAGTGTGCTCCATTGGTCATTCTTGTCTTTCACGAGATAGAATCCATCAGGGACATAGAACTCTCGATTTTTCAACCTAACTATCAACGTCTGCTTCGTGCGGTCTCCGCTGACAGTCTTTACTAACTCTGAAACGTCCGGGCATTTCCATAATTCTTGGATGTTCTCGGAAGATACTTTAATTGCAATCATATCACTTAAACTTAATAATGAAAAACTCATGGTCCAACCACTTGCCTGGGCAAAGACCTTTCTTCGGCTTACCGATGGTGATACTCTCAATCTCCTTTTCTACCTTTGGGCTATCGTCATAGTAGCCGTTCTTGAAGAGAACGTGAGTGAATGGTACGAACTTCATTGTACCATTATTCAGTTTCTCCTTGATAGTATTGATGTCTATAAGCATTTCAAATGTCTTACCGATATGAAGCTTATCGTACTTATCGAAATCTTTGAATTTCTCATCCTTGATAAGGAGAAGGCGACTCATCCAAAAGTCTTTAATTACCCGATACTCTTCATTCTTTTCGCCCGACACTATCATATCGAACCATTCCTTGCTGACTGCGAGGGTAAGAACCTTCTTCTTTGCTTCTGATAAATACTTATCCATTACTTTAGTTAATCTTTCCATAAGCTAACTTATTTACTCTCTGTTGCTACTACAAAGAAATCGTCACCAATGTCTTTTCTTCTATTCAACTCTTTGCAAAGTACAGATGTATCAGCAAGGTTGATATGCTGGTTTACATACTCCTCCTTATCTGTGAAGGTAAGGAGTGTTTCATCTAGGTTACTTACTTCCTCTATATTCTCCACACTTTCCGAAAGAGATTTGATTTCTCCATGGATAAAGTCATACACATTTTTATCGATAACTTTCTGTCTTGTCAGAGTTTCGACTGCTGTTTGAATCTTTAAGATTGATTTTTGCATTTCTTGTTTCATGATCATATTTTTTTAGTTTATTTGAACTACCTAATATATCTCTAATATCGAAAGGATTTTTACCAGCCAACCTAGCAAGGCAATTCATTAGCTTACGAGAATATCTTGCAGAAATCTTTTCTGCCTTTACAATACGATGATCAACTCTGCCATGACCGCCACCTTTAGTGGCATAATACAAAGCCCATCTAGGCTCCCAGTATTGCTTAATCTTTGGGAGCTTTTTCACTACGTCCAATCCATCCAATATCATCCCTATATAGCTAGGACTTCCGTAGCAACTCTTCATTATCTTCTTGGCTTGTCTAATCTTCATACGCTACTTCTTTTTTTTACAAGGGCAGCTCTCTGCGTGAATAACATAAACTCCGTGTTTCGTGTCCACAAGCAGATAGTCGTGCCCTTTCTTGGTGAATATTTTTATATTAAACTCTTCTTTTTCGTGTGGAGTTCCTAAGCTGAAAGAAATCCTAAAACCAATTACCCCTATTATGAAAATCAAAAAGAGCCAACCGTATGACTTGGCTAAGTCTAAAATCTTACTCTTCATACGTTAGTCCTCCTTATCGAATTTGTTGCCAACAACATAAACTTCAAATAAATTAACAAACGGATCGTAATTGTCAACTTTATCTAAACTCTTGAAGGCAAACGTTCCTTCTTCTTCAATATAAACTACCTCATAGAGATTGTCTATACACAAAAGGTCATAACTGTCATGCACTATATCACCTTCCCAAATCTCACCTCCCTCACTATCTTTCAACCCTGTGAACTGGCAGACGGTAGAAGGGTCAACCTGATAAGTGAGATTTCTGTTTAACTTGCTTTCTTTCTGACGATTCTCAATGATGTATGTATTACCATTCTCCTCGTAGAAATATCCGCAAACCCATCCTTTACCATCAAGACGTTTAGCCTTGAATTTGATACTTTCTATCTTCATATCTATTTTGCTTTAACATTATACACTCCATCAATGACCTCCACCTCGTAGCAATCGGGACAATAATGCTTACCATCTATCATTTCCCAATCAGAGTAGTCACCAATATCAACTTCTTTGTTACTGAATAGTGCAGAGCAAGTATCTGTACCGCCAAATACTCCTCCGCATCTATCGCAAACAATCTGATACATTGTAATCGGTCTATACATAAGCTACTTCTTTTTCAAATATTTACCAATTAAATAACCGATAACTCCACCCATAAAAGCTATAAACAGAACAGCTAGGGTAAGTATAACATAAAATCCAAACATAACTATTCTTCTTTAAGTTCTACTGGCTCATCGCTCCAAGATAACTCTTCCGATGAGCTTCTTGATACTTCCATGAGGTATAAGAACACAACCACCGATACCAGAATATGTAGGATTCCAATATCCATATTCTCCAGCTCCACTTCTGTATGGTTTCTTTTCAAAAAGAAATTCCTTACCATTTCCATTAGTTGCTACCCATGCCATAACTTATTCCTCCTCCACTTTTACGCCAAAAGGAATGAGGTCAGCAAATGCAAACTTATCAAAAGCATCTTTAAATGAATACTGTATTGAAGTATATACTGATACATATTCTAAACATCGGATAAGATGCATAACTCCATCCCTTCTACCAACTACCCACCCAAAAGGCTGGTGCTTGAGCATTTCTGCCCAGCATTCTTTTGCATTTTCGAATGGGCGGTACTTTGGCTCTGGCTTAATTCGGTACTCTGTATTATTCCAAAACTCAATCTCTGTCATTTCCGTCCAATCATTCGGAATGTCTGAGCCTTTTACGGCACTCGGTTTTGTCCTACACTCAATTGCCTCTCCTTTTGCAAAAGCTTGCAAGAAAGGACAAAATTCTTTTGCTTGTTTTCTGTCCATAATTTAGTCCTCCAACTCTTTAAGTGCTCCTTCCAAGTAACCAACAATCATTTTTTCTTCAAATTTTGAATAATAGTTACCATTCATATAATGAATAGTCTTTTCAATAGCTGATTTTATTTTTTCTTTGTTCATTGCTTATCCTCCTTTTTCTGATTCTTTCTATATGCTTTAGTTGCGCAATACTTATATTGCCATATCGTCTATACATACTTTGGAGATATACAATATAGCTAGCTAATGTTATTTTATCTGCATTCATATTCTCTTCTTTTTACCACCTGCGAATACTTGTGTCATGTTTATCGCAGATTTAATATCTTTGTACCTGACACCACAAACTGTTGCCACATCTTTAATTGCCTCATCCATTTTGAATTGCCTTGCCAAAAACTGATTATTCTTTATCAAGTTGACGATTTCTTCTTTCGTATGAATGCCTTTCCAAAATAGTTCGGTATGATCTCCAACTCTGTCTTCATCTACAGAGAAAGGCACGCCGTAGTTGGTGTAGGTTTCTCCGTGATGTTGAACCAGGTGGCGACCTGGGCTTTTCCGGATGTTTTCTATCCAGACTTCATTATCACACTCGCACCATTTATTGTATTCTTCTCCTGTCAGGGTCATGTCAATACCGATAGGGTAGTGACCGGAACACCCATTTGTTCCAAAGTAAATAATCTCTGCCATATTCTCTTCTTTTTACCCTCTCCATGATGTTATCAAAATAATAACGGATTGGAGTCTTTATGAGCCTTTCACTCATTAACGTTCTTCGATGTGTACTAAATGCTTGATGCCTTTTCCACATAAGAGTGCTCTGAGGTGAATTGTCAAGCGGTAATTGATATTTTACGGCTACACCTAATGCCAACCAATCTAATTCGAGCACGGCTTTTTTCATTATTATCTTAATTTCACCAAGGAGAGGGTGGTTAGTTGCTAAATCTCATCAAACTCTTTCTGAAATCTCTGTTTTGTTTCATTCAGAAGCTGCTTGAATTTTGTTTTAAACTCTTCATCACAGTCTGAAAGCCCACAAATAGCATCAGCAAGACTACTACGCATTGATTTTGGAGATATATTTAAGAGTTCATTTACTTTAGGAATTAAACTCTTTGCTAAGATATTTGCTCTTTCTAATTTTTCTGTATTCATATTACTATCTATTTATATCCTTTGCAGGATGATTAACTAATCTTTTTGATACTATCAATTTCCGTACTCCATAGTACAAACTCTCTATTGGAGCGAGTACCATCTTTCTTAGCAGGGTTGATTCTTACCTCAATCATGCCAGAATATCTTGCGCAATTTCGTTCTGGAATAATGCTTGCAATCCAACAAACATCACATCTGGAGCAGCTCACTTTGTCACCAACCTTGTATGGTAGACTTTCGATGTAATCATTTACGTAAGAACAAATCTCATCGTTAGCATCATTGATAATGCTTAGTTGCTTGGCAACCTTTACTTTTAATTCTTCTTTTGTCATATCTTTTAAAATTATGCCCCGAAGGCGGTTAATAATTGCGTCTTATCTCAACTTTCCAGTCCTTAGAAGAGAATTTCTTTTTGAGGTCTTTAATTAAACTCTCTATCTCTTTAAGAGATTCAAAGGCATTAACTAAATCCCCTACTTGATACCAATAATCCCATCTATCTGGTTGTTCGTCTATCTCCTTTTGAGTGAGTGGCCTAACGAACTCCCCTTTGATGGTTTGATAGTCATTTGGAATTTCAATGCCACCCAAATATCCACTTGCCGAGCTGTTACCACACACATTGCTTACTTTAATATAAAATTTTGCGTAATAATGTATTGCTCCACCACAAAGACCACAAAAAGAACTAATTTCGATATTCATGAGTCTTTTTTTGTCTTTAGTATAGCTACCCATAGTCGTATATGTTTTACCAGAGAGATTAAACTGAAATCCTTCTCCAATATTCTGAGGAATAACCCCAGTTATCTTAGATATATCAAATCCATTTTCTATTCGTAAATAGCTGTTTGTATTCATACGCTTTACTTTTTATTATCCATCATAAGAGCCATTTCACATACCTTGTGACACATTTGAAGTACGTCTGATATACTTCTAGTGCTCCAATTATAGTACATTTTTCCGTGGTCTTCGGGTATTACTACAACCTGTCTGTCACGGAGGATTCGCCATATCATTCTTAACTTCTGTTTCATATGCTTTACTCCTTAACTTCTTTAAAAATTACCGATTTTCCATCTGAGCGTACACCTTCACAACATGCAAATTTTATACATACTGGATTATCCTCAAAGAAGCAACCTCTACAACCATTTTGCTCAACTGCTTCAAGAGTGATTCTTTCTCCAACTTTAATCTCTGTCATAATTATCTTCCTTTCTTACTATTTTTATCCAATACCTCTTTAATCTCCAAATATTGAGCCTTTATAAATTTTTCCATCTCTAACTTGGTTATTCTACCAATAACTGAAATATACCCATCCCTTACAGATACTGAGAAATAATTAGTATTGATAAAATTAATGTTAACATCTATGCTTTCATCATTCATAATCTACCCTTTCTTTTTCTAAGTTCTAACATTCTCCTCGTTCTGCGGCTTTCCTTGCCACTAGGAGGGTTGCCAGCATACTTTAGTTGCGGAATGCAATCATAACCTCTATAGATATGAGCTTCATTGATTTCTTCACTAGTCAAGGCTTCTTTAAGTAATACACTAGTTGGTGTTACAATTATCTTTGCATCGTTTCTAATCATTGCTCACCTCCTTCCCATTCATCGGTAGTACCCACGAGGAGCTTAGTCTGGTCGTTATAAGGAAGGATAATTAAGTTAACCAAATCTTCATCTATAGACATACCCATTGGAGTAGCACCATACTCATCAACATAAGAAACGAAACTTGCTTGCCATATAGAGCCTTCACAATTCCGTATCTTCCAAATACATCTGTCGAATGGCTTAAACTCGCACTTTGGCTTCAAGTCCACAATCTGTTTCTTCTCAGCATCCCAAGCCTTGCCTTCCTTTGCAAGAGCATCAAAGAGCTGCTGTTTATCTTCATCTGTAGCAAATCTATACTCTTCAGATGATTCCACCTCATCGGCAAACAATAATCCAAACATGTCATTTAGAGTAACATAGAAACTAAGGGTATGCTTATAAATCCTTCGGCATATTGCTACTGATTCTCCATATACCACTATATCTCCATCCTTGAACTCAGGCTGCTTTTCAATCTCCAGAGTTTCACGGTTTAACTTACCGCCTAGTCTTTTCTCTATTTTGTGGATGTATTTCTGAGCGTCTTCTGTGTTTGCTTTGTTGAACTCAGATGTTTGCATGTAGTCTTCATTCTCTTCAAAGTTCACTATACTACCCTCTTCTTCCCATAGATAATACTGACCATGGAAAGTTTTGTAGGTATCATCTTTAAACCCATCGAAGATAATATGTACCTCTGTATCTTTGTTAACTAGAATGTCTCCTTTCTTCCATGCGAACTTAGACCAGTCTCGCATTTCTTTGGAAGGAAAGAGAATCTGTAAGCCATCAAACCATCCTCTAAGTGTTCCAAGTCGAGAATAGCCAAAAAGCACATTATAATCTTCATCTTTCTTTGTGCACCAAACAACAGTTTCTATTTCCGTTGTTGCGACTTCATCTAGTTCTACCTCTAGATTATGCAACCAATCATACAACTTAGTTCCTTGTGGCTTATTCTTCATGATAGCCGCTACATTTATCTTTGTCTCCATATTACTTACCTTTTTATTTGTTAATCATTTGCACCAAAATCCATTAGAGGGTCTATCTCGTAAAGATGTTCTTCTGCATCATATTTTCTTTCTAGCACATTTATCGTGTTAGATAGATGAGTATCTGACATATCCTTAATCGGTATTTCTCTACCATCTTTGGTTTTCCACATGATTTGAGCAGAGTTTCTCTGTCTGATCCATTGCTCTAGTTTCAAATCATTAATATCAGCTATTTTCATAACTAAACTAATTTTTGTGTTAAACAATACTGGTAGTAACTCATACAACCAACGTATTTTGATATTCTTGGCAGCTCACCATCATAAGGAGTGACTTTCAAACCATCAATAAAATCAGCATTCTCGGTATACACTTCGGTATTATGGTCATTCATATATACTTTCTGTGCTGATGTAGAATGGCTTTCAGCTCTCAGCTTACCGAGTGAACGCCAAACCTGCTTGCGATGGATGAACAATCCATGCAAAGGAATAGTTCTTACTTCTACTTTTGTACCCATATCTATCTTTCAATTAAGTTAGTTTTCAACTCTTTCAACTGATTCAAAGCATCATCGAGAGCGTTATGATTATTATTCTCAAAGGTCTTCCACTCTTTAATGAACTCCTTTGCGGTTCTGATGTCTCTAGGTTGCCAAAACTTCCAGGGGGCTTCCATATTAAGATACTCACATATGTCTTTAATGCAAAACAGGTCCATTGCCCCTTTAGTCCACACTATAGTGTCTTCTGTATTGTATCTATTAAAGATTTGATATAGCTTATCTACTAAAAATTTGTAGCTATGGACAATATGAGTAGGCTTATTACTTTCTGGACTGTTCTTTTGCTGAATCCACCAGAGTAAAGTTTCTCCAGTGAATGTCCTTTCACAAGTGTTCCAAGTTTTAGGTTCTGCTTGTATCAGATAACGATCTAATACATCGAAATTTTCATCTGCTGGTACTATGCCGATTTGAGTAATAGCAGCATCATTTCTTCTACCTAATGTTTCTATGTCTATTACAATATGTCTTGCTGTTTTCATAATCTATCAACTTGCTTTATAAAAATTGAACCACACCTTGTTGCTCTGCTTATCCTTATAAACATTACCTTCAAGGTCGAAATAAACTCGTTGCTTTTGATTGAATTTCTTCTTCACTGGCTGATTATCTTTGTATGTCGTTACATCATACTCAACCAATGAAGAACCACGTTCATTCTTTGTTGGAGGATAACCTGATTCTCGTATGAAACGTACCTCAAACTCTTTATTTCCAATTTCAAAATTTGCTGTAGCCATAGCCTTAACCATTTAAAGATGATAATAACTATTTGATACCCTTGCGCCCAAATCGAAGCAGCCCACGGCATCCGGCTTTAAGAAGCGTTTCTCTAACTTCTCCAAAGCCTCTTTATACTTCTGCTCCATGTGCTTACAATGAAGTTTCTGAGCGGTTCTAAGTTGCTCGACAACACCCTTGCGAGCAACTCTATATTGTTTATCGGACATCATAGCCTTATTCGTTTACATAGTTGATTACATGCTCTTGAGCTTGCTCATGCAAATTATCAAAAGCGTCTTCTATAACTTTGGCTGTCTGATTGCCATTAAGGTTCTCCAGCATTTCGCCAACTACTTCTTCCATCGAGCCTAGTGGTAATGAGCAGAACTTATCAACTAAAAAGCTCTTCTGTTCACTGATGGTCATATTATCGAACAAGTCCGATAAATCTACTTCAACTTTATAATCTGCCATAATTTTAATCGAAAATATGATGGTTCAACTTTCTCTTTCTGAGGTTTCTCTTAATCACTTCCATATCCTTGTGGTCGTTAGTGTGGTCCGCAAGAAGCTTGATGATTTCATAGATGTCATTTGCGTTATCCTCCAGGTTGGCGCAAATTTCCTCGTCACCGAAGAAACTCTTATTGAAGGGTTTCAAATGGAAGTAGTACTTTTTGGCTGCATCCTGCATCTGAGTGTAGTGCATCTTCTGCTCTTGCTTGTACTGAACGCTTAACAGCCTAAACATGCCCTGTTCATCCTTGATGAGCTGATCCAATACATCTGTTACCATTGCAATCAAGCAGCCATTGACCTGCAGGCGTTGGATAATCTTTTCCTGCTTCAAGCCAGATGTTACACCAAGCTCTGAGAGTGTAACCTTCAAATCGTTTACTGTAACTTTCTCTTTTCCCATTGTCTTACTTTTAATTGTCAAACCATAAACCTGCATATCTCCATTCCCAATGAAGGCAAGTGTCATTAGGCTTCTTGCCTTCACTATAGCATATCTCGGAAGCTATACAATTACTACATATATGCTTCATAATCATGGAAGTTTTGATATCATATAATCTAACTCCTTATCTGTAATGTCCAGATTGTTCTTACGTTTGAACTTGATGATAGCATCAATTCCGACCTCACCTTCAACCAACTGGTAGATGGCATCCTCATCAAATCCCTTGTCTAGAATCTTGATAAGCTCCATTCCCAAATCATGGATTTTCTGCTGAAACTCCTTTTTGAGGTCTGCGTTAATTCGCTCTAAAGCTTCTGCTTTCTGACTAAATCCGCATCCGCCCTCAATGGCAAAGTCGTTATTGATGTTCTGACACATCTGGTCAATGTCCTTGCTTCCGAAGAACTGAGCGAAATAGGTATCGCCCTTCAAGGACTGTAGAATATCGATTTCTTCTTGCTTTGTCATAACTAATCCTCCTTGTCTAACTTATCGTACTCCTTACGTAGCTCTGCAATTTTATTTGCAAAGAAAACCATTGTCTCTTTCAAAAGCGAAAGCATGTCTTTATGATTGAGGATGTCGCCAACTGCTGTATAGTACTTGAGGTTTTCGTTTGTTTCCAGAAGATCAAAGCTGCCGAAGCTTGCTACATTGGTGTTAAATGACTCTTCCTGGAAGTTACCTACCTTTGCTTGGTAGCGAATCACCATCATGTCTCTTCCTACTCCTTTCAAATTCAAATGAGCGATAAGTGACTTGTAGCCTACGTCAATACCCTCTACCTCCCAATCAGGACAAACAGAAATAATGTCTCTGATTTTCTTTGTGACTGACTCGAACGCATTCTTAATGTTCTTTCTAACCTCTTCCTTCTTTGTCTCGACTGAATTATTCATAATCTTTATAATTTTAATTGGTTCAACTTATAAGGTAGGCTCCGAATAGTCAAAAGTACTACCTCTTATCTATATGCAAAGGTACGAAAATTTTCTGATATATGCAAATATACTAATGATTATTTTAGTTAAAAATACTAAAACCGTTAAATATATGCGAATATATCCGTAATTTTGCCAAATCAAAACTTCGAAGATTATGATAGATTTTAATGAACTTTTTAAAAGAAATGACGTTGGCAGCATCATAGGAGAGCTGAAACAACGCGTGTTGGATATTCCACTTTGGAGTACCCTGTTATCTGAGTATGAGCCTATGCTCCATGAAATCGTAGAAGACCACGTAGGCAGACAGGACAGAACGCTTGATGACGGAATTGTAGAAAAGGCAGCTAGATTGCCTATCGGATTGGAGAAGCTTCTTACTAGAAGAATCTCTGAGTTCACAATGGCTATACCGGTCAAGCGTGTATATACGTATGATCAGGCTGACGAGGAACTGAAGACGATTGTTCGTGCCATCGAGAAAATCTACACCTGTGCACACATTGATGCCGTGAACATGCACAGAGCAAAGTGCTATTACGCCTCTTGTCAGATGTTCACACTTTGGTACACGCAGAAGAAGCCTAACAAGCTCTACGGGTTCGAAAGTCAGTACAAACTGAAATGCAAGACATTCTCTCCAATGGACGGAGTTGACATCTATCCTTACTTTGATGAGTATGGCGACTTGCTTGCTCTGTCATTCGAGTATAAGCGTAAGGTTACTGACACAGAGCACACCTTCTTCGAGACCTATACCGCAGACCATCATTACAAGTGGGACCTGTCTTCAGACGACGAAGAGTCCGGATGGAATTTGGTGGATGATAATGAGATTTCTATCGACAAGATTCCAGCCGTGTTCTGGTACCGGCACAAGCCATGCTGGGAAGGATTGAAACCTATCCGTGAGAATATCGAGTACACCATTTCCCGAAACAGCGATGTTGTGGCATACAATTCCGCTCCTGTCTTGAAGATTGCCGGTGCCATCGTTGGAATGGAGCGAAAGGGAGAGAGCAAGAGGGTGTATAGAGTCAGCGAAGACGGCGATGTTAGCTACGTGTCTTGGCAGCAGGCTATCGAGGCTCTTAAGTATCACGTTGACACTCTCGTCAAGCTTTTCTTCATGCAGTCTCAGATGCCGGACATCAGTTTCGAGAATATGAAGAGCCTTGGCAATATCGGCTATGATTCAAGAAAGACACTCCTCATGGATGCCCATCTTAAGATAGGAGAGGAGACTGGTGCCTGGATTGAAGGCTTCGAGAGAGAGGCCAACGTCATAAAGGCGTTCCTTTCCAAGATGAACACGAAATGGGCAGCTAGAATGGATGAGATTACTGTAGAGCACATTATCACTCCATTCATCCAGGAGGATGAGAATACCCAGATTGACAAATGGCTTAAGGCTAACGGCAACAAGCCTCTCGTCAGCCAGAAGGAATCTATTCAGCGTGCCGGTCTTTCCGATGATCCTGACAAGACTTTCAACGAGATTCAAGGAGAAGAGGAAGTAGAGGCCACAAGAACAGCAGCTTCTATGCCTAACTTATTCTCGGAGGAATAGCCATGAGAAAGAAGAAGGAAAAAGAGAAACTGCACTTTTGCCGTGAATGTGCTCATGCTACTGACTTTCATAGTATGAGCCTTAAAGGTCAGCCTATCCTAGCCAAATGCCCATATCAAGAATGGAGCGTTCTTCTCAACTGGGATTGCTGCCAACACTTTAAAATGAAATTGTATGAAAAAGCCAAAACTGCCTAATCAGAAAAAGGCATATAAAGACCTTGGCAAGAGACTGAACGCTTATACCCGGAAAATCATTTCCATATATGAGACTCTTGCCAAGGAGTCCGCTAAAATCGCCACCTCCACCGACTTCGATGGGGATGGCGAGTTCTCTTTTGATGATTACCCTAGAACAGAAAGGAAGGTGAACGCCTTGTTGGATTACTATTCAAACAATATGCAGGCATTGGTCTATAATGGCATATCGGACGAATGGAAGAATAGTAACACCCTGCAGGACCTACTTGCCAAAAGGGTAATCGGCACCTTTACTAGGAAGATAGCGGACGCAAAGCAGAAAGCTTACTTTGAGCACAACAACGCGGCAAAGAAGGCTTTCATAGAGAGAAAGATTAAAGGTCTAGGTCTTTCAGAAAGAATATGGAACCAGAGAGCTGATGTAAAGGAGGCTCTGGAGAAATCTCTGTCTGTCGGCATAGAGAAGGGTATGAGTGCTGTTAAACTCAGCAAGAAGATCAGCAAATACCTTAATGATTATCCATCACTTGCCAAAGCCTATAAGAAGAAATACGGCAAAGCCATAACCATTCAGAACTGCGAGTACAGAAGCGTGCGTCTGGCACGTAACGAGATAAACATGGCCTACCGTTCTGCCGAGCAGGAAAGATGGGCTAGGATGGACTATATTAAAGGCAAGGAGATAAAGACAACCAACAATCCTAGCCATAAGCACGATATGTGTGATTTGCTTGCAGGTGTCTATCCGAGTTATTTTCCTTGGGTTGGTTGGCACGTGAATTGTATGTGCTATGCCATCCCGGTAATTATGAGCGAAAAGGAGTATTGGAGCGGTAAACAGCCAAGCAATGCTATGCCTAAGAACTTCACAAATTGGGTAAATGATAATAAAGACAAGGTGAAGCAATCATCCTATATCACCCAATACGCTCGCTCTGAAAGGTCACAAAGGCAAGTTCGAATAGCTGCACAGAACTCACCAGAGGTGAGGGAAAGACTTCGAGAATTCATTAATGAGACAATGCAAACAAAATTTAAAGAGGTAGAGCTACCAGACGGTCAAACGGCTAGAAGGCTTTATCTCAATAATAATAATGAGGAATTTGTGGTAGGACGAAATTTCTTTTCTGAAACGATGGCAAAGAATATTAGAAATAGAAGACTTAGCGAAACAATACAAATTGCAGCCGATGTAAACGAATGGTTTCCTACAGCAACATTTGACAGGATTGAGGAAGGTAACCATCATGATTTTCAGTTCAAAGTATTCCATGCTACTTATCAAGGAAAACGAATAGAATGTAAGGCTAAACTTACAAGTGAAAATATCCTTTATACTATGAGATTACTAAACTAAAAAACAAGGGATTGGAAACCCTCCCGAAGTCTGCATCCGAAGACCGACGTGTGAGAGGTCTATCCAATCCCTATTTATCTTTCTCCTTTACCGCTGCAAAGGTAATATTTTATTTTGGAAAATCCAAATCTTTTTCGAAATTTAATTGATTCAAGCCCTCGCTGGTTTATTTGATACCTTGTAAGTCTCGAAGACTAAGATTAAATCCCAGGTTTGAATTACAAGTTCTGTCTGTTGGAAATCAGAGAGTTAGATTTGAGATAAGCGATAAACTTATCAAGCATTCTTGACGTGCGCTCTCTAATATCCGTTTCTGTAAAATCTGTCAACGTCTGTGACAGCATTCGTAATTCGTGTATCTTAGTTCCAATCCTCTCGCCTGTGGATTTGAACTCACCATTATAATACTTAATCTTGTCAGCAAATCTGTAATCGGATGCCCGAATATTAACTCTTCGCTCCAATACCGATTTGTTTCCCAACATTTCAAGAACCTCGTCACTCGACAATCCACCTTCCTTGACTTGTCTGTTCCTTGGGAAGATGTGCTCAATATCATATACCGCGTCAAGAGGAAGCAATTCCTGGTTATCGAAAGAGAAAGCCCACCACACAATCATCGACTTCGTAATCGCACGAGTGTTTGAGAAACTGAAGTTATTAAATTGCGAACGGAACAACTCCTCTTGGAATAGATAGTTCTCGAAAGTAATCTCTTTGTTCTCTATGATATTCACCATCTCATTGAATACCGGTGCTCGCAAGGCTGTTATTCCTGGGTTGCTGATAGCATATGCCCAAATAAAGCCTATCAAACGATTCAAGAACAAATAGAACTTCTCGTTGTCTAGCATATTCTCAGCATTCTTATAGTGCATGAAATATACTGATACGATATATGTCCATAAACTGTTAGGCGCATAATTCAATACAAACAAGCGCTTTAGTACATCCACGGAAAAACGGTCTTCGTTCTGAGAATATACATCTTTCCAGAAGTCCGCAAGCAAGACTAGATTCTCTAAAGTCTGTTCTCGTCGAAGTAGAACATATCCATCTTTCTCATAGAACTTACGAAGTCCTTCTGTCATAGAACTACGATTCGTCAGCAATGCCCTCTCGTAGTACATATAGCGTGTAAACAACTCATCCAAAGGTGTTCCACGATATGGATGGAATATTTTTGTAACGAGTTCGTCAAGCTCTTTCCATGTAGTGATAAACTCTTCCTTCTTTCCGATGGATGAGTAGAACTTATAGAGCTGTGCCTTGAAGATGTCTGAGTCAGACAATGGCTTACCTCTATCATTAAGCGTCGAGAATATCCTAAGAGCAGTATCTTGCGATTCTGCCTCTATTGGAAGTAGCACACAGTTATTGAGTATGCGAGCTGGATATAATGCAAAGAAAGAAGGATATTCTTCAATGAATTTTCCTATCTTGTCTTGAAAGTATCTGAAGTTGGCAGCATACCGGCTTTTCCCTTCTGATGTTCCTTTCCGGAGTATATCCATAAACTCTTCCTTGTCGTTATCAGTTGCAACCTCCGAATTTATCTTCAAGTCGTTTGGATCATACTCTCCGAACTCATTTGCTCTCCAAATGCACTTTTCTATGTCCTCTCGCATCTTGATTGAACGATTGTCTTTCATGTGCTCCAGGCGATTGTAGAAAGCTCGCAGTAAGAGAAGCAAGGTCGTAAGACGCTGCTGACCGTCAATGATTTCAAGTTTCCCTTCGTCATTACGGAATGTTACTATAGGACCGAGAAAGTAACTCTCTGAAGAATCGAAGCTGTCGCAGTTGTTATTCGGGAATGAAAAGGAAAATAAGTCTTCCCATAAGACCTTACATTCGTCTTCTCCCCAAGCATACGGACGCTGATAATCAGGAATCAAGAACGTAGCTTTTTTATCTTGAAAAAGATACTTTACGTTCTTTTGATCTACTATAAGCTTTGATGACATAGCAATTACATTCTACTTTTCATCAAACTCACCTTTCTCATCAAGATAGCGTACAGCTGCTTTCACGATAAACGAGAATCCTCTGAGTACAAAAGAACCTACCAGGCAAAGCAATGAGTCAATAACGTAGCCAAATGCCTGTACACCACTAATACTTGAACTTTCATATCCATAACCGCCAGAAGTATTCAAGGCGTTTATCCAAGTTATAATTGAAACTATTATGGCTATAAATGAAACAACAGCTAAAATGTTCGAGATAGTTCCAAGATGGTTTCCTACCTGTGGAACAAATTTTCTATTTCCCATATGATGCGCCCGTCATGCCGGTAGCTAAGCTTTAGTTAATAATCCGTCTGTCAGATTAATAACGCATCATATGGTACTTTATTGTGTTGAACCAGAAAAAAATCAGATTATTTTTTTGAGTGCCTTTTCTCGCCCTGCATTCAGCAGACAGTACTCATTAAAGTCTTTGTAGTGCTCGACCTTACCGTAAAGCTTCGGGTGGTCCATCATCTTGTCAATCATTTCATTGGAGAACTCGTGATATCCGAACTCATGGTCTCCCTGGACGGAACCCATTCCCTGACTTCTCGACGGCTTGTAATTATAGATAAAGTTGATGCCTCCCTCATAGGAGTATCTAGCAAGGCTGTACGACAGGAACTTACCATCCTTTCTTAAGATGTACCCATACGTCTGTGTCAAACTGATGACGCGATATCCCAACTTCTTAATATTCTCCAGGTTATCTTTCATACGCATCATGCTGATGTCCTCTGAAAAACGCACATTTCTTACATTGAACTCGCTGTGTAAATTGATGTGAAAATCGAGCTGGTCGATATCCCAATCATCCGGGTATATGAATTTTACCAATCTCTGCAGCCCTCTCTTATAGTTAATGAGAACTGCAAGAGTTGACTTTGGCTTGTAATTTCTCTTAATCTTAACCTTTACTTCCATAGTTATTTCTTCTTGAATTTATAGTTTGGGCAGCTTCTCTTGTTTCCCATCACAAGCAGTACCGGGAACAGCAGACCGTGCCTGCAACCATTTCCGTGCTCGTCAGCAGCCTCGCAAGAGAAGCAGCCGTAATACTCGTTAATATTCAGTGCTGCCATTACTCGTAATCCCTAATGTTCAACAATACCGGGAATCTCGGCACTCCAGCGTCAGAATACCCTTGATGCTGAACAGTCGCCGCCATACCTATCAACTCGTCCTTATCGGCTAAATATTGGGCTCTGAGTGACTTTGAACCTACTGGGCGGGCACAGAACTCGTACTCTCCACACTTCAGTTTGAATATCGCAGTACCTGCATCATTGCCCTCCGCTTCCAAAACATCGACAACCTTGAACTCTGTCGTGTCGAACGATTTCAGCTTCATAAGGTCATTGCTTCTTCCCTCTGTGTAGGTTCCATCAGCATTTCGGATAATGGCACCCTCGTAACCGGTGGAAACGAATATCTTGTGCCATCGCTTGATGTCCTTCTCCGAATGGGCAACGAAAGTCTGCGTAAGGTACACCGGTCCGTTTGGATCAATGGAAGCAAACTCCTCCTGCAGAACTTTCCATCTGGCAGCAAAGCTTCCTTGAATCTGTGTATCGTAGATAACCATACGTAGCTTGTCAGTCATGGCAGAACGGCACTTGACGGCAGAACATATCTGCTGGAAGGTCAATTCCTGGTGGTTGTATATCTCCCCATCCAAAGGAAGCATACCGCGGTGTTTCTCTCCCCAAGCCTTAATCTGAGGAACATCATATTCCTTACCGCCTCTCGATGTGAGGTGAACCTCGCCACCTTCTCCTTCATGAAGGATGCAGCGAACTCCATCGTACTTAGGCTGGGCGAAGCAAGGAAACTTCGTCTGTGACGGATAATATCTTGTTGCTAACATTGGTTTCATACGCTACTTAATATCTGAGGTTATTTTAATTCTCAATGGAGTACCATTCACTCTGTGCGTGACGAAAGATTCCAGGTCCGTATAGAAGCTACTGTAGCACTCTACACTAGAGCTTTCTACTTCAATGGTGATAATCTTTTTCATAGCCATTTCCCGTATCTTCTATGAATCTCATCGTAAATGTAGGCTCCACTCGTATGCGGAGCACTGAACATTAAGATGATGTCGTTATCTACCTTTATCTGATTTGTCCTGACTACCTTGTCATTCTTGACGTGGTCGCAAAAGACCGTGTTGCAGGAGTGATATAGGCGCATCGTGCGCCCATATCTGTCAGTTCCTATATTCTCTTTGTACATGGCTAGTCCTCCAAATCTACATCAAAAGCAGCCTCAATAACTTCTTTGATGTCCTCTGTGTAACCGCAAATTCCGTTGTACTCCAGCCAATGATCCAGCAACTCCGTGTTAGTCATTTCGGCTACTTCACTCTCACTATACTCTGCCTCTTCTACGAGGTACTTCATCAAATCATTCTTATCCATATTACTTGATTTTATTGATGTCACAAACTAATACATTACCTACTATAACGTCTCTGATACCTGCAATATTCACAAGCATCGTGGCGTTCTCGTTCTGAGGAAGGTCGTAAACCTTGCCTTCCTCATTAACAACCATCACCTGCGACTTGCTGAGTCGGACCAACTCGATGTGTCCACCAACAAATCCTCTCAACTCCTCCAATGAGAAATCCGTTCCGTTGGATGGCTCCACATTCTTCTGGGCGCCATCCGTGAATATTACTGTTGACAACATAGGCTAATCATTCTCTTTGCATTGTTAACAGAATAAGTCTGCGTCTTGCCGTCGATATAGACGTATCTCTGACCGAACATATCCTCAAAAACCTGGATGATGTGCTTCTTATATTTAAGAAGCTTTGTCTCAAAAATACCGTCCATAGCTAAACCTCCTTTATTGAAATGTTCTTATTAGGATTGTGGCCTCTGCTTACCGCAATGTCGTAAGCGTCTGTCATGTTCTCATAATCACTCTTGCTCGCGTCCTTCTTATGTTCGAACTCAACCTTTTCTAAGGTCTTGTCATCCATACCCTGAAACACTTCCTTGTAGAATGTAACTAACAAAGTACCCATAATCTTTATTTTTAATTGGTTCAACGATTGGTTTGCCTGCTAATCATCAACAGGGTATGCGATTTTAGTCTCGTACAACTTCTTGGTTGCCTCGAACACCTCTTCTCCCTGGAACATTCCGCAGTCTGCACTCTCGAAGCCCCAGTCCTCTGCATCTCCATCAAAGATGCCATATGCTGAAACTCGGAACAATGTAGGTGTAGCTGAAGACACCTTGATTGCCATCTTTTCAGATGCTATTCTCATAAGCTCTGAAATCTCATCAACTGTCATTGCCTCAAAGCGAGCGTAAACT